CCAATAGCTTCAACTATCTCAGTGCCAGCCTATGCTTCATTGATCGTAACAGACAAGACTACAACATTTTATTTGCTTGAAGATAAGTCTGTTGGTGCTACTGCGGGAACATCTACTGCTTTGGTGGTAACAGCGAGTTGGGAGGAGATATCATGATTAGGGGCTTAAAGATAGGAGCTTAGAATGTCGCAAAGATATCTCGGTGGCTGGATACAAGACGGTCTCTTTAACCCTTTGGCTGCTCCTCCGCCGCCAACGTATACCTATGAACTTTGGTCTTGGGGAGACAATAGTTATGGGCAGTTAGGTCTAGGTAATACAACTAACTACTCAAGTCCTAAGCAAGTTGGCGCACTTACAACTTGGTTAAATATTGTAAGCGGTGGCACTTCTAGTTTAGCAACTAAAACAGATGGTACGTTATGGTCTTGGGGGGCTAATGCTAAAGGGCAGTTAGGTTTAGGTGATATTACTACCCGTTCCAGCCCTGTGCAAGTAGGGGCACTTACAACTTGGTATAAAATAGAAGGTTTAACTAGACGGTTTATGGCGATTAAAACAGATGGTACTCTTTGGTCTTGGGGGAGTAATAGGTTTGGGCAATTAGGTCTAGGCAATACAACTTACTATTCTTCTCCTAAACAAGTAGGGACATTAACCACATGGTTAAACTTATCTGCAGGCAATTATTTTTCTTTAGCAACTAAAACTGATGGTACGCTCTGGGCTTGGGGGCTTAATGCCTATGGGCAATTAGGTCTAGGCAATACAACTAACCGCTCTAGTCCTGTACAAGTAGGTGCTCTTACAACGTGGTCTAAAATAGCATGTGGATATGGTCACACCCTCGCAACTAAAACAGACGGTACGCTCTGGTCTTGGGGGGAGAATGGTCAAGGGCAATTAGGCCGAGGCAATACAACTAACTATTCTTCTCCAAAACAAGTAGGTGCACTAACCACTTGGTCTAAAATAACTTGTGGGGACTTTAACACCCTAGCAACTAAAACTGACGGTACTCTTTGGTCTTGGGGTTCAAATAGTAGTGGACAATTAGGCCAAGGCGATACAACTTCCCGTTCTAGTCCTGTACAAGTAGGTGCACTAACAACTTGGTCTACTATAGATGGAACTACGGGGGGAGATTCATCATTTGCAACTAAAACAGATGGCACTCTTTGGTCTTGGGGGTATAATGCCAGTGGGCAATTAGGTCTAGGTAACACCACCAACTACTCATCCCCTAAACAAGTAGGGGCTCTTACAACTTGGTATAAAGTTTCAGGCGGTGGCGCTGAAGTAGTAGCCCTCAAATATTAGGAAAATACAATGCCAGTAATTTATCCATACGTACAATATTCAGGCATGTGGACACCACAGAGTCAAATGCAAGCCGCAGCTGCGGGGACTTGGCCCGGTTTACCCGGACTTTGGTCTTGGGGATATAATGATACCGGGCAATTAGGTCTAGGCAATATAACTAACTATTCAAGCCCTAAACAAGTAGGTGCACTTACTACTTGGTCTAAAATTACATGTGGGGCGCATAACACCCTAGCCACTAAAACTGACGGTACTCTTTGGTCTTGGGGTTTAAATACTAGTGGAGAATTGGGTTTAGGTAATACAACTAACTACTCAAGTCCCAAACAAGTAGGAGCTCTTACAACTTGGTCTAAAGTATCCGCAGGAGGCTCCTTTTCCTTAGCAATTAAAACTGATGGTACTCTTTGGTCTTGGGGGGGTAATGATGTTGGGCAATTAGGTCTAGGTGATATAACTAATCGCTCCAGTCCCGTACAAGTAGGTGCTCTTACAACTTGGTCTAATATTGCGTGTGGGTCTAATCACACTTTAGCCACTAAAACAGACGGCACTCTCTGGTCTTGGGGTTTAAATGCTAATGGTCAGCTCGGGCTAGGTAATATAACTAACCGTTCAAGCCCAAATCAAGTAGGCGCATTAACCACTTGGTCAAGTATTGCAGGTGGGATATATCACACTCTAGCCACTAAAACAGATGGTACCCTCTGGGCTTGGGGGAGAAATAACAATGGGCAACTAGGTTTAGATAATCAGATTAACCGTTCTAGTCCTGTACAAGTAGGTGCACTAACAACGTGGTCCAAAATTACATGTGGGGATAACTCCTCTTTAGCCATTAAAACTGACGGTACTCTTTGGTCTTGGGGCCAAAATACAGATGGGCAGTTAGGTCTTGGCAATACCACCAACTACTCAAGTCCCAAACAAGTAGGTGCATTAACAACTTGGCTTAATATATTAGCAAAAGGGGGTTCATCCTCTTTAGCAGTTAAAACAGATGGTACGCTGTGGGCTTGGGGTAGTAATAGCGTTGGGCAGTTAGGTCTAGGTAACATAACTAACTATTCAAGCCCTAAACAAGTAGGTGCACTTACTACTTGGTCTATTATTGCATGTGGAGGTGGGTCTTCCTTAGCAATAACTTCTCATTAATTTAATGTATACTATATACCCTTGTAAAAAACATAACGAGATTAGTATATGAAAAAGACTCTACATTTTTTGAGTGGTGTGCCACGTTCAGGTTCTACGGTACTTGCAGCTATACTTAACCAAAATTCACAGACCCATGTATCTACTACATCAGGTCTTGTTCATGCTCTTGATGGTTTGGCGAAATGAAGCAATTTTATGCGTACATACATGCTAAACCAGATGGCACCCCGTTTTATGTGGGTAAAGGGAATGGTACTAGAGCCCACCGATTATCTGGGCGTAATTCATATCATGCTAGAACTGTTGCTAAATATGGTAAACAGGACATTCTTATTGGAAAATTAGACTGCTCCTCTGAAGAAATATCGTTTAACCTTGAGATAGGTTTAATTAAATGTCTTAAAAGAATGGGTGTTTCTTTAGCTAATATGACAGATGGTGGTGAAGGGCCTAGTGGACGCACTATTACTGATGAACACAAAGCCAAAATAAGTGCTGCAAATACCAATCCATCTGCTGAAACAAGAGCAAAGATGAGTGAAGCAAATAGGAATAGACCACCAGAACTAATAGAAAAACTAAGATTAGCTGGTGTAGGTAGAATACACTCTGCTGAAACAAGAGAAAAGATGAGCGCAACACGTATGGGGAGGGTTCCTACGGCTGAGACTATAGAGAAACTAAGAGCAGCAAGCACAGGTCAAATATGTTCTGAAGAAAAAAGAGCAAAGTTACGTGCAGCTAATCTTGGTAAAAAGATGCCTGATTCAGTTAAAGAAATGATGAGTGCTTTGCATAAAGGGAAAGAACTATCTATTGAACATTGTGATAAAATAAGCGCCGGAAACAAAGGCAAGAAAAAGTCTGAAGAACATTGTGTAGCATTAAGTTTGGCTCATAAGGGTAAACCTTGGTCAGATTTACGAAGACAACGTCATTTAGAAAAAAGAAACTTATCCACCATCACATCAGAGACCGCATCAATATGAATAAGCAATTAGCATTTCTCGCAGGTGTTCCAAGAAGCGGCAGCACGGTACTCGCCGCTATTATGAATCAAAATTCTATAACCCACGTTTCAACCACTTCAGGCTTAGTTCACGCTTTAGACGGCATGGCAAATGTGTGGCATTCTGCTGGGTTATTAAATGAAAATGACAAAGATCGTAAAAAATTAGCGCATGTCATGGGTGGCATTGTAGATTCTTTTTATGGAGATGTTGATAAACCTTTTATAATTGACAAATCACGTGGGTGGTCTCTACATGTAATTATGTCTGCTATGGCTCAAGTGTTAGGACATCAACCAAAGATTATTGCCACTGTTCGTTCTGTACCTGATTGTGCGGCATCGTTTGTGCGTATTGCCAAGCCTGAAGACTTAGATGAGTTTATGGAGTCTGGGCAGTTGATGGATCACTTAAAAGCTGCGTACATATCGCTACAGAACGGGTACTTAGCGGCACCAGATAACTTTTTATTTATTGAGTACGATGACTTAATCGCTAATCCTAAAGAGCAACTACAACGCATACATGACTTTTTAGAATTACCTGATTTTGAATACGACTTTAATGCTATTGATGGTTCTACTGTAGCTGAGGATGATGAGCAGTTGCATGGTACTAAAGGTATGCATGATGTGAAACCTGTTCTTGAAAGACAACACAATGAGCACCCAAAAGATGTACTAGGTTCTTATTACGGCTCATTCTGCCAGCCTGAGTTTTGGTTAGAGAAGCCTAGAACAATGCCTGACTTACATGACTTAGACCTTCAATTAGCTGCATCTACTACAGGTGATTTTGCTGAAGGCTGGCGTATAGCGCAGAAGTTAGAGGCTACAGAACCAAGTAACAATAGAGCTGCTTATAATCGTGGTTGGTATCTCTTAAGACAAGGTCAGATTCAAAAGGGTTATCAGTTATTAGATAGAGGTCGTGTTGCTGGAGTCTTTGGTAATAAACAACCCGATGTACCTACACCACAGTGGGATGGCAAGACTAAAGGAATTGTGCTGTTAAATCTTGAAGGCGGTCTAGGCGATCAAATACATCAAGTTAGATATGCGAAGTATATCGCTGAGAAGGGTTGTAAAGTCATCGTGGCTTGCTCTGGTCAGTTAGCGTCTTTATTCGTTAATGTAGAGGGTGTATCTAGCGTTATTCAGCACGAAGCGGTGTTTGGTATCTATCATGACTTTTGGGTTGCTGGTATGAGTGCTATTGTACCGTTAGGCTTTGAATTAGAAGATATTAGTGGTGCACCTTATTTACCTAAACCTGTTACAATAAAGGGAAGAAAGAAACGTATTGGTTTAAGATGGCAGGGCTCTACACAGTTTGAACATGAGCACCACAAAGCCTTTCCTTACCAGTTGATGTTTGATGCTGTTAAGAGTGATAACTACGAGTTTATAAGTCTACAAAGAGATGCTGGTGTAGAGGCTACGCCTATGTGGGTTAAGCAAGTGCCTCTTAATAGTTGGGAAGATACTAGAGCTGCTGTAGCAAGTTGTGATTTGGTCATATCGGCATGTACAAGTGTATCGCACTTATCGGCTGCCATGGGGATTGAGACTTGGGTAGTGACACCGATTATGCCTTACTTCCTATATGCACTAGAGGGCGAAGCAACCCCATACTATGACAGTATGACTTTAATAAGACAAGAAATATTTGGCGAGTGGGATGCCCCGTTTGCTTTAATTAAAGAAAGATTGGAGAACTAAATGTCAACTAAGTATCCCGGAGGCGTAATCAAGTCTTCACCTGTAGTACCAGCTGGACCGTATCAAAACAGTTCTGCTTCAGGTGTATGGACAATGGAGCAAGCGGGATACTGGATAAAACAAGGCAACTGGCCCACTGCTGGGAATTTACCACCTTACGGGGGGTTGTACTCTTGGGGCCAAAATAATAGGGGTCAGTTAGGTCTAGGTAATATTACTAACCGTTCTAGTCCTGTGCAAGTAGGTGCACTTACCACTTGGCTTAGCCTATCTGGGGGCGCTGAACATACCCTTACTATTAAAACTGATGGTACACTCTGGTCTTGGGGTTATAACGATAAGGGGCAGTTAGGTCTAGGTAATTCAACTTACTACTCAAGTCCTAAACAAATAGGTGCACTAACAACTTGGTCTAAAATTGCATGTGGAAATAGCTACACTATAGCCACTAAAACTGATGGTACCCTTTGGTCTTGGGGGAGTAATAACTTTGGTCAACTAGGCCTAGGTAATATTACTAACCGTTCTAGTCCTGTGCAAGTAGGCGCACTAACAACTTGGTTAAATATTGCATGTGGGGCTTTTCACACCATAGCAACTAAAACTGATGGTACACTCTGGTCTTGGGGTGGAAATAGTTTTGGGGAGTTAGGTCTAGGTAATACAACTAACCGCTCAAGTCCCGTACAAGTAGGTGCTCTTACAACTTGGTCTAAGATAGCATCAAATGGGGGTTACCATACCATAGCCACTAAAACAGATGGTACGCTCTGGTCTTGGGGAAAGAACGCTGACGGTCAGTTAGGGCTAGGTAACATAACTTACTATTCTTCTCCTAAACAAGTAGGCGCACTAACAACTTGGTTAAATATTGCAGGTGGGGAAGCTCACACCATAGCAACTAAAACTGATGGTACACTCTGGTCTTGGGGGGATGGCATCCATGGGCGGTTAGGTCTCGGCAATGAAACTAACTACTCAAGCCCTAAACAAATAGGTGCACTAACAACTTGGTCTAAAATTGCATGTGGGGAAGCTCACACCATAGCAACTAAAACTGATGGCACCCTGTGGTCATGGGGGTTTAATTCTAGCGGTCAGTTAGGTCTAGGCGATACAGACCAACGTTCAAGTCCTGTACAGGTAGGTGCACTAACAACTTGGTCTAAAATTGCATGTGGAGATAACTTTACTCTAGCCATCCAATCTTAATTAATTTCAAACAAAGGAAACAAAAATGACACAATTATATGTACAAGTAGTGAATGGCGAAATGGCACAATGTTGGGACACTATACCCCCAGTGCCAGTAGGTCAAGATGGTTGGAAGTATGCTATTGAGATTATTCCTACTGTTATACCTTACCAACAAGGCTTAAATGGTCCAGTCTATGATTGCACTAAAGACCCTGTTGAGATCGTATGGACAGTTTATGATATCTCTATTGATAGCCGTAAGTCTAATATGAAAGGTCAAAACTCAGGTCAGTTCAACCAAGTTGTAGCTTATGAAGCGCAAACTGAAACTGATGGCAACCCTAATACTCACTACGATGCACAAGTAGTTGCAGATGCTCAGACACGTTATGAAAGAATTAATGTTGAGATTGCTGCAGCAACTACGCAAGACCAGTTAGATGTGATTCAACAAGAACTAAACGCTTTTGTACCGCCATCTAACTAATATGAAGTTAAATCTTGGATGTGGGTATAACAAACTTGAAGGCTACATTAATGTAGATCAAGACCCACGTTGTAAGCCCGATGTTGTAGCAGACTTAGAGAAGACTTTGCCTTTTGAGGATAGCTCAGTAGATGAAATCGCTCTAACTCACGTGCTAGAACATCTGGGTCAAGATACTAAAACTTACCTAAACATATGGAAAGAGTTCTACCGTGTACTAAAAGACCAAGGCATTATAAAGATTGTCGTGCCTCATCACTTACACGAGAACTTCCACCACGATCCTACGCATTGTAGGAAAGTAACACCTGTCGGTGTGGACATGTTTAGTCAAGAAAGAAATCTTCATACGATTGAGACAGGAGGTTCTGAGACTACGTTAGGTCTGCAGTGTGGTATTGATATAGGTGTTACTGAAGTTGGGTACGACCTCATGCCAGAAGTGCAAAAAGAGCTTCAAGGGCAACCATACCATATAATAGAGCGTGAAGTTAATAAGCGTAACAATGCATGTTTTCAAGTGCAGATCAACGCCAAAGCCTACAAACCAGCAAGAGGTGATGTATAATGGGTTTTAAGTTAAGCGAGAAGTCTTTAAAGCGGTTAGAAGGGGTACACCCTGATTTGGTAAAGGTCGTACAACATGCCATTACTATAACGCCTTTAGATTTTGTGGTACTTGAAGGCCTACGCTCTAAAGAAAGACAACGCTATTTGGTAGACAAAGGTGCTTCTAAAACGATGGACTCTTACCATATTACAGGACATGCAGTGGACATAGCGCCTATAATAGGAGGAGAAGTTTCATGGGATTGGAAGTACTATAATGCCTTATCTGCCTTTATTAAAGAGGCGGCGCAAGATGTTGGGGTTTTTATAGAATGGGGTGGAGATTGGAAGACTTTTAAAGACGGTCCTCACTGGCAGATACATAGATAATTAGGAGTCAACGATGGCGTTTTTCTCATGGGTACTAGCAAGATTACAAGAAAGCTCAACATGGTACGGCCTAGCGGCTATACTAACAACTGCGGGTTTGAACTTAGATCCTGCTCTTAGTAAAGAGATTATAAGCTTCGGTGTAAGTGCTGCTGGCTTTATTGCTGTTATAACTAAGAACAAAACATAATGCTTGGGTTTGCTCCTCTTGCGACTATACCAATAGCGGACATACTGCTAGGAAACACTGTCACTCTAGCGGGGCAAAACCTAACCTTAACTCAATCTTCTGTATCAGCTGCAATATCAGCTACCATAAACCTTACAGGGCAAACAGCCCTTGTATTGGCTCAAAACTCTACATCCGTAACCGCCACAGCAAGTTACACGCTAGTAGGTCAAAACCTAGCATTTACTCAAAACAACCTAAGTATAACAGCTAGTAGTGTAAAGCTGCTCTTGGGTCAAGTAGCAATGAACTTAGCTCTCAATTCAATAGAGGCTACCGCAGCGGCAAATGCAATATTAACAGGGCAAACAACCCTTGTGCTGACCCAAACCAATGTAGCTGTTACGGCAGCGGCAAACTATGAATTAATAGGGCAATCTTTAACGCTAACACAAAACAGTACAAAAGAGGCTGTAGCGCCTACATTAGGCAGCCAAAACATGCAATTAACCTTGCATTCTATGCGTATGTGGAACAAAATAGACCCATCGCAGAACCCTAATTGGACGAGCATAAATACAACGCAATCATCAGGTTGGACGGAAATAAATACTGCTCAAAACCCTAATTGGACTGACATACCTACTTAAGAGATACAACGATGCCGAGTACATACAGCTCTAATTTACGCATACAACTCATTGCCTCTGGTGAACAAGCTAACCAGTGGGGTATTACAACTAATACCAATTTAGGCACCCTTATAGAGCAAGCCATTGCGGGTTTAGCCAGCGTAGACGTAACTGCTGGAGATGTAACCTTAACTGCTTTAAATGGGGTATCTGACCAATCTAGGCAAATGATACTTAACATAACGGGAACTCCCGGTGTATCAAGGCAGATACTAGCCCCTGCTGTATCTAAGGTGTATGTAGTTGCTAATGACTCTGATAGTGATGTTGAGATTGTAACTACGACTGTAGGAAGCTTGGGTATTACAGTTACTTCGGGTATTTCAACAATAGTTTATAGTGATGGGGTTGACTTCTATACTGCTAATGATAACGTACTTGCTACTTATGCTCCTAATGTTGCAGTTATAACCGATGCTCTTGGTGTGTTGACAGGCTCTACAGTTACTGATACAGAATTAGGCTATTTAAGTGGGGCAACTAGTAATATACAAACCCAGATAAATAGTAAGTTTGCCACTAATTTTATTTTAAGCATATAACGGGGGCATATAGATGCCTTTACAATACCTACAATTTAGGCCGGGTGTATCAAGAGAGTCTACAGATTTAGCTAACTCAGGTGGTTGGTACGCCGGAGATAAGATACGCTTTCGTTCAGGTATGCCTGAAAAGTTAGGAGGATGGGCGCCAGCTACGTCAGCTATGTTCCTTGGGGACTGCAAACACATTGTAGAATGGGTTACTTTATCTGGATTCTATCTACTTGGCTTAGGGACTAACTTAAAGTACTACATATATTCTGGCGGTGCATACTTTGACATCACGCCACTACGGGTAACTTTAAACCTCCCTGCAAACCCTTTTCTACCTATATATTCTACTCTTAATGCTAGTATTACGGCTACAGATACGTCTTTTGATGTCGTTAGTGGTACGTCTTTTACTCACCTAGCGCCTTATATTATTAAGATTGACTCCGAAGAAATATGGGTAAGCACTGCATCTATTAGCACTTTATCAGGTTGTATTCGTGGATATAATGGAACTACTGCAGCTGCACATAGTGCAACCACTCCGGTAACAAGCTCTTGGGTAACGGTAGACTCTCCATATAACCATGCAACACCTAATGACTTTGTAACTTTTAGTGGCGCTACGGCGTTCGGTCCTTATACAGTAGATGACCTTAATAAAGAATACGAAATCAAATACACTGATGCTGCTTATATCAATATAGACACAGGGGTTCAATCTACTTCAGTAACTGCGGGCGGTGGCTCTGCTCCTGTTGTAGCGGCTTATCAAGCAACTACTGGGTTAAATACTACTAGCTTTGGTGCTGGTTGGGGTGCAGGCCCTTGGAATGGAAATCATGGGTGGAATACCCCCTATCAAAGTAATGGAATTGAAGACGAGCTTCGTTTGTGGAGTGCTGATACCTTTGGGCAAGACCTATTCTTTAACTCTGAGTATGGTCCTATCTACTACTATGCAGGGTCTAATGTTTCTTTAAGTGGTCAAATAACAGGTCGTGGGATTAATATTCGTGCTATGGGGGGAACTGATGGGTTTGCTCCTGCTGTGGGTACTCGGGTGTTTGTTACTGAAGAGCGCCATGTTGTTGTACTAGGGACTAATGATCCTACGCTCCCTGTTGTTTCTGCAGGTAGTTTTGTACTAGGAACAGCTTATGTTATTGATAGTGTAGGGACTACAGACTTTACACTTCTCGGTGCAGCTAAAAACGAAATAGGGCAGTACTTTATAGCTACAGGGGCGGGCTCAGGAGCCACTACAGGAACAGCGATTAACGCTGTGAGAGACCCTTTATTAGTACAATGGTGCGATCAAGAAAATCCACTTATCTGGGACCCTGCAGATATAACAAACACTGCGGGATTTTATAGGCTCACTAATGGTAGTGAAATAATAACCTCTGAAAAGACTCGTAAAGAAGTTATTGTTTGGACAGATTCTGCTATCTATTCTATGCAGTATCAAGGGCAGCCTTTTATATTCGGGTTTAATCTTGTCTCTGCTGAAATAACTATAGCTTCTCCAAATGCGGCGACTACGGCTAATGGCATTACTTACTGGATGGGCATTGATAAATTCTATGCTTATTCTGGGCGTGTAGACACGCTTCCTTGTTCGTTAAGGCAGTATATATTTGATGACTTTAACACCGATCAATCAGCTCAAGTATGTTCTGGCACTAATGAAAAGTATAATGAGATCTGGTGGTTTTATCCTTCTGCAGACTCTGAAGTCATTGACCGTTATGTTATCTACAACTATCTTGAAAAGCTTTGGTATTATGGACAAATGGAACGCACTGCGTGGCTAGACTCACATATACAGGGACTTCCTTGGGCTACTGTTGATGGTATGTTGGTGCAGCATGAGAATGGTGTAGATAATGGGTGTACTAATCCTCCTAGTGCGATTGTAAGTTATATAGAGAGCGCTGACTTTGATATTGGTGAGGGCGATCAGTTTTCTTTTGTTAAGCGGGTTATTCCTGACGTTGACTTTATTGGTTCTACCGTACCTGCTCCTTCAGTTGTTATGACTATATCTGCTAGAAACTTTCCGGGGCAAGGTGTTTTTACTTCTGCTGACGCTCCTGTAATTGCAGGTAATAAAGTGACTACTCAGGTATATGATTATACCGATCAAATATGGATACGTTTACGTGGTAGACAGATAGCTTTTAGAATAGGTAGTGAAGATTTAGGTATAAAGTGGCAGTTGGGAACTCCTAGACTCGAAGTGCAACCTGATGGGCGTAGAGGGTAAGTATGAAAAATCCCGGCTTTAGTATTCCAACTCCTGACGTACTTCCACTGCCACCGCTTGAGTATGACGTGCAGTATATGAACTCTTTGATACGGTTACTGAACTACTACATACAACAGCAAGCTAATCCGGGGCATTTACGTGGTACTGATCTTGTGATTACTCTAACGGGGGCGGGTGCCGTACAGCCTGTAGCTTCTATAGAACATATATTAGACCCTGCTAGTGCCTTAGTGAATAAAACGATTGTTAATATTGCGGACCTTCCAACTTCCGCTACTGGGTTAAGTTCTGGTGATGTTTGGAATAGTGCTGGCACCCTTAAAATTGTATAGAGAATAAATATGGCATATAACACAACTGCAAAAGGCTTAGCATCTCTAGGACGTCATGGGGACGATACACTCTTACATGTTAGCAAAGACGAACTAGCCGGGCTTCAAGCTATTATAGGACACAAACTACCAACCAACCCACATACAGGGCTACAAGAGGCGTTTGACTTAAAGAACATAATTGCCATGCTAGGTATAGGTGCCCTTGGTGCGTTTACAGGGGGTGTAGGCTCTGCCTTAGTTGGCGGTGGAACTATGGGGGCTCTTACAGGTACTGCCCTAGGTGCGGGTACTGGTGCTTTAGCTGGTGGGTCATTGAGTGCAGCTCAAGGCAAAGGCTTTGGGGCAGGTGCGTTAGGCGGTGCTTTGTCTGGTGGTATGGGGGGATTTGGTGGTAGTAATTTGTCTGGGGCTCCTACTGGGAGCACAAGTGTAGCAGTAAACCCCACAACAACATCTCCTATAACATCTTCTACACCCTTGTTAGAAGCCCCTGCTATACCTAAAGAATATATTAACTTAACTACTCCTTCTTTTGAAACTCCTCAGTTTAATGCTAAAGATTTTACTCCTAGTTTTAAGCCTGAAACAACCCTACAAAGTACAGCCACAGGTACAGAAAACCCTTTAACCCTAGGGCAAGCTTCAAAAGGGCAATTTAATGCTATGGGGGCTAACCAAGATGCCACAATGGAATGGCTAAAACCCACAGGTATGGGGGCTCTTTTAGGGGCTGGTGCTCAAGATATGGTAGAGCAGAACCAAGCTATGGCTACTCAAATGCGCCAAGCAAAGTTACAAGCGCAAGCTAATGAACAACAGCAACAAGACTATTTTAAAAACTTAGGGTACCCATTAGCGTCGCTTTCTAGCCTTAATAGTCCTGATACCCAAACGCAGTTTAATTACTACAAAGATATTATTAATCCTAAACAAAGCTATGCTGTGGGGGGTCCTGTAACAAAAAATGTAGCTGTGGGAGGAGTTCCTATTTCCTTCACTGTTCCACCTAGGTATTTAGATGAATTTTCAAAGTTAGATATTCCACACGAGATTAACCAAGCTAAAAACATTACTCAAGAAGGTATGGGTATGGCGAATGGGGGATATATTAATACTCAACCTGTAAACCCAAATGCTTTTTACCCCCAATCTCAAATACATAGTGCACAACCTTATCCAGCAGCTACACCACAACGCCATGAAATAATAGAAGGCTTTGAAGATGGAGGCATGTTAGATGGTCCGGGGGATGGTATGTCTGATGACATCCCTGCTAATATAGATGGTGAAGAAGAGATTAGGTTGGCTGATGGTGAGTTTGTTGTACCACCTGATTTAGTACGTATGTTGGGTTTTGGTGACCCTGAAAAAGGTGCTGATTTATTAGACAACCTGCTACCTATAGTAAGACAAGCGGCGCATGGTAAAAAAGAACAGATTAAACAAGACGCAGGTAAATTGGCTGCTGAGAAAATGTTAGCTAGAGCAGTAAAAGGTAAAGCATGAACTCCGTTCAGACCCAAGGAATCGTAAACTCTATTGATGAGCTGGCAGTGTGTATACAAGCTAAAGTGGACAGTGGCGAACTGCAAGGTGTAGAAACTCCCCTAAAGCACTACCACACAAAAGAGTTATACGGGCGTAGGATTATTGTCCCCGCAGGGTGCTTTTTTACAACCGCAGTACACAAAACAGATCATATATCTGTGGCTTTTAGAGGGCGTATAACAATGCTTAACTCTGAAGGTGAATCTCAAGAAGTAACTGCCCCTGATATGTTTATAACACCAGCTGGAACGCACCGTGTAGTTTATGTGCACGAAGAAGTGGAATTTGCTACTATACACGCATGTACTGAACAAGATGATACTAAAGTTGCTGAAGTGTTGACGTTTAATACAATGGCAGAGTACCAACAGTACGACTATATACAAGCTATTACAGAGGCGGGGTTTACAGATATGCAAGCTAGAGCACTTTCAGAAAATCTAGAAGACCAAGTACCGATGCCAGAGAATGAGAAACTGACTTATATAGCCCCCTCTGCTATTCAAGGTCAAGGTGTATTTGCTTTTGAAGACATCCCTAGTGGTGCTCGTATAGCCCCCGGACGTATTGGACAATTTAGAACCTCTGTTGGGAGATATACGAATCATAGTTCATTCCCTAATACACAGTACGTGCTGGCTGGAGATAATATAGACATGTACGCTATAAAAAAGATATATAAAAACGAAGAACTTACTGTGGACTACAGACAAGCTAACCGAGTAAGACTAGGAGCAGAACAATGAGTTTTGTAGGAGCATTAGCTACCTTTGGAGCCACAGCCGCAGGATTGGTTGGTGTTGGTACAGGGGCAGTAGCGGGCGCAGCAGGTGCAGCAGGGGCGTCAGCAGCAGCGTTAGGAGCTACTTCATCAGCATTAATTGGAGCAGGAACTGCGGCTACTGCAGGTGCTGGATTGGGGGCTATTCAAGCAGCGGCTACTGGACAAGATATAGGTAAAGGGGCTCTTATGGGAGCTGGAACTGGGTTAGCCACAGCTGGTGTGGGATCAGGGTTAGCTGCTGGAGCAAAAGCGGCAGGGATGGCGGGAGCTATTGGAAATACAGCTACTAATGTTGCAGTTGGTGCTACTACAGGTGCAGCTATAGGCGCAGGATCCAGTGCTGTAAAAGGAGAAGATATAGGTAAAGGCGCCCTTATTGGAGGGGCTACTGGCGCAGTAACCGCTGGTGCGGGAGAGATGGCTGGAGGAATTGGAGGGCCAAAAGAAGTACCTACAACTGATTTAGGGCTTGGGAAACCTGCGGGGCCCACTACTCCTGCTACACTCGCAGATACTGCAGGTACAGGCACAACTACAAATCCTTTACCTGAACTTGGTAAAATTGACCCCGGTACCCCTATAGGTACAAATGACCCTACTGGGCCTTCAGTATTAGCTAAAGGACCTGATAACTCTTACAATTTAGGGGCTATAGGTAGGGGAGCAGTTGCTGGAGCTGTGACTAATTACGCTGGGCAAAGCATGTTAAACGCAGATGAAGCGGCTAAGAAAGCAGAACAACAAAACGCTCAAGGGGCTATAGACTTCGCAAATCAAAATCAGGCAGGTATGGCAAATTTAAAAAGTTTAGGGTTTGGTTCTCCTTCAGGACCACTATCTTCATTAAGTGGTATTGGTAAAGCTACTGGAGGTCTTACGGCTTTGGCACATGGAGGTCAAATCCCCCTTAAAGATGGCGCCTATATTATCCCTGCTGATGTAGTAAGTGCATTAGGTAATGGCTCCTCTAAAGCAGGTGCAGAGTTCTTAAGACACCTTATGATGGAAGTGCGTAAAGAAGCAGTTAACATACAAGGCTTAGGAGCGGCTAAAAAACATGGCGCTTAAAGTACAACAAGTCCCCCTAGAATATGTAAACCAAACATGGGATTATGTCGAGCATTTCTTAGAGGCTGCTCTTGAGTATGCTTGTGGGGATTACAATATTGAAGAAGTGAGAGTGATGGTATCACTAGGGTCATGGCAGCTTATTGTTGCTACTGACGAAGAAAATACTATACATGGAGCTTTAGTTGTGTTTTATTTTAATAGACCAGCTGACAGAGTTGGATTTGTAGTGGCTATTGGTGGTAAACTAGTATCTAACAGGTCTACATGGGCTCAATTTGAAGACATACTCCGGTCAAACGGTGCTACTTATTTAGAAGGTGCAGGTCGTGAATCTATAGTTAAGCTATGGTCTCGATACGGCATGAAGCAAAAATATATAATTACAGGTAAATCCCTATGATATTCAAACCAAGTAGTCTTTCAAAACTATTTTTTACTTACATCTGCCCTAGATTCTATGGCGGTGCGCCATCTACACCTTCAAATACTACCTCTACTCAGACTATCAATCAGTCTCCGTGGCAGAACCCAGTGTACCAAGCTCTTATGTTAGGAACTGCGGATAAACCCGGACCTATTACTAGTATGTTACGATCAAGTGCTGGACAAACAGCGGCTTGGAATGACATGCTTAGGAAAGGGTATAGCCCAGTACCCACACAGTCTCAGTTTGTTCCCCCTTATGCAACGGCTCCTACGCCATCTGCAGAAACCCCTGTAGGGGCTAAACCTACTGTTCCTACTGTTCCTACTGTTCCTATAGTTACTTCCACCGCAGATCTACAACAAGCGGCTCGCGGTGGGATAATGTCTTTACAAGGTTATGCACAGGGGGGACAACCTACTGTAAAACAGCAGATTGCAAAACTACAAAACGCAGTAAAGGGGGAAACCCCCAAACAAAAAGCAGACCGCATACAAAAAATAATAGATTTGGGGGGAGCCCCAAATAAAGGAAATACTGCATTTATGCAGAATTATATTGACTCTACAGGTAATAAATATGAGGGCGCTATAGACTTAAAAACAGGGATGGAAACCCCTAGACCTAGAGGGGTTACAGAGTCAGCTGCAGACTATACTAAATACTTATCAGAAGCGGCGGCTGGTGGGGCTACTATAACAGCAGACCAAAAAAAACTATATCCTAATGTAGATACCACCCCCCCTAAAACAACAGAGCAAGCTGCAGCAGATACTAGCTTAAAGAACACTATTGGCACATCTATAACAAATGTGACTGCTGATACTGAGCCTGTTTGGAAAGACGGTATTGTAGGCGGCACTATAATAGGGTACAAGTCTACAAACCAAGATTTTTTAGACCTTCAGAAAGCGGCTAAAGACTTATCTACTCCAGAACAGTTTAAAACCGCAACAGGTATGTACGGAAGATCTTCAGCGGGGTTAGAAGCTGCAGCGGGGTACAAGCCTACTGATGTACAAGCCGCTCAACTAGATAGGGGTAGTGTCCGTGACATAGCCGCTCAAAAGGCCGAGGTAGAAAGATATAAAGCTGAGATGATGAACGCGCCTTCCGATATAAGCGCACAAAACTACCAAGCAGCTTTAGCTGATTTAAACCAAATGCAAGGCCCTAAGTCTTGGACAGATCAAGGCACATCAGAACAATACATGTCTCCTTACATGCAGAATGTAGTAGATATACAAAAAAGAGAAGCTAATAGGGACTACGCTAAACAACTACAAGAGTTAAATAAACAAGCTACAGCTGCAGGTGCTTATGGTGGGTCTCGTCAAGCTATTGAAAGGTCTGAAGCAGCGCGTAACCAAGCCACTAGATTAGGTGATATAGAAGCACAAGGGTTAGAAAAGGCATATCAGTCAGGCATGGGGCAGTTCTCTGCAGAACAAGGGTTAGGACTACAAGCGGGGCAAGCTAACTTATCGGCTGCGCAACAAACAGCTCAACAAAATCAAGCCGCAATTAATCAACAAAGGTCTCAGTATGTACAACAAGCACTTGATGCTGCTAAAGTAAACTATGGAGGACAATTAACTGCGGCTCAACAAAACCAAGTAGCCCAAAATGCGGCCTACCAGTTTAACGCATCAGCGCAAAACTTAGCTAACAACAACTATGTACAACAACAACTAGCCGCTCAACAAGCTAATCAGGGGATGGACTTTAATGTTGGACAAATGAATACCGCTAATCAACAAGCGGCAAGTCTAGCAAACCAACAAGCGGGGTTAACCGCTAACCAACAAGGTATTTCTGCACTTCAAGGTGTTGGTCAAAATGCCGCCGGTTTAACGAGTACAGGCACAGCGGCAAACCAAGCAGGCCTAGCAAACTTAGGGGCGCAAGGACAAGTAGTGCAAGCTCAACAAGCGCTGTCTCAAGCAGGGGTCAATGCTAACCAACAAACCGCTCAGAATGCTCTTGATTTTACTAACAAAGCTAATGCAGGAACTGTTGCAGGGGTAAATGCTCAACCTGTGAGTGGAGGGACATCAACAAGTCAAGCCGTTAATAATCCAGCTAGTTGGGGTGCTCGTGGTGGACTCATTAAAAACGGTAAAGTAAGCAAAAGAGGTATGAAATAATGAGTGCTCCAGTAACTAATCAAGCTTACAGTCAGCAAGTTAATCAAGCTTTTGACATGCTAAAGTACGCTACACCTCAACAGATGCAAATTGTATCCCAACAGGTACAGCAAAACCCTAATAGTCCTGAAGCATTAGCCATGGCTATGGCAGCACAGTTTCAACAACAGGCTAGGGCTCCACACCCACAGGCTCCACAACAAACGGTGCTACAACAAAAGCTGCAAGAGTTTCAACAAACTTCACCACAAGGACTACCATCTGTAGGTGGGAACCAAATGGCTATGCAACAAGTAGACCCAATGCGAGGGGCAGGAATAGGCGTAGCTCCTGAAAATACTCCCGCTCCACAACAAGCGGCTACAGGTGGGTTAGTTGCACTGGCTCGTGGGGGTGAGGTTAGGCGTTTTGATGGTACGGCTGGAAGTTATACAGGAGACCCACTTGCTGGATTAAAAAATCTTAATATAGACCCTAATGATCCAAACCTAGAAACCAAGTATAACGAAGAAGCCGCTGCAGGTGATGTGGCTGTTGCTAATGAAGCGTTAGGCGGTACTCCAGACGCTAGTAGTCTTCAGTACGGTGATAATAAGTACGCTAAAGATAGAGCAATCGCAACACATAAGAATTTATTAAGTGAAGCTAAAACAAAAAAACAAGCTCCTTCTGAGAAAGGTATTGCATCGTTGCCGGGAGGAATTTATGTACCTTCTGATATATCTAAACTAAGTGAGTATTTAACTCCTAAAGGATCTAAAGTAGACCCTAACTCCTATGATGCAGATGCGATAGTAGCTAATATGTTAAACAAGGATACTACCCCAAAATATAGTGAACAGCCTATAGGTAAACACGACATACTATTTGCTCCTGCGGATACAAGCTCAGCTGCACGTAATGAGGCAGCGCCTACTGCCTATGAAGAGAAAGAGGCTATTAAAGCCTTTAGAGGTCCTGAAGCTGATATGTCTGAAGAAGTGGCTATGGCTAAGGAAGCAGCTAGAAGTGCTAATAAAGACAAATGGGGAACTGCTTTAGCTCAAGGCTTAGGCGGTATGTTATCTGCTCAGACTCCGTATATGAGTCAAGCTCTAGGTGCAGGTCTTTTGTCAGGTGTATCTGGCTATCAATCAGGTGCTAAAGAAGAACAAGCGGCTAATAAAGACCTTATGGCTCTACAAATGGCTCAAAAGAAAGCCCTTATGACTGGTGATCGAGAAGCTGCTGATTTGTACTTAGCTCAAAAGAACGCTGAAAAAACAGCGGCAGCGGCAGCAGCTGCTAAATTGGCTGAACTTAAATATGGGAAAGATGTAGAACTTCAAAAAGAACAAATGGGCAACAAATCTGCTAAAGAAATAGCTCAAATGAACGCTGATAATAACTATATAGTAGCCCAAATGAAAGCTCAGTATGAGGGTACTCCTAATGGGGCCCAGTTATTAACAGCATCTATGGCAGCCTTAAAACAAATAAATGAAAATCCAACAACAATGAGTCTGCCCCCCGAAGAAAAAATGGCCTTAGCTCGTAAATATGTAAGTTCAGGTGCTTCTAATCCTATGGTGAGTATAGGTAATATTGGAGGAGGCTCTTCTGCAGGGCAGGCTGTAGGTAATAGAGGAATTACTTTAATACCATAATAAGCTATAATTACTCAACAATAATTTACTAGACGGATGTAGCATGGCTAACGAAACTGCAATAGATAATTTTACTAACGCCTCTAACTCTGCTACACCTCCTAATACTCGTGGGCTAGACGCCTTTTTAAATATGGGAGAGTTTGCCCCTGCGCCTATATCCCGTGAGTTACCAACACTACCTCAAGAAGAAACTACTACACCTACTAGAGCACCTCTTTCTAGTTATAATGAAGCATTTCAAAGAGCTGAAAGTCAGTATGGTTTGCCTAGTGGAATTTTATCTTCTATGGCATATCAAGAAAGTAGGTTTAATCCCGATGCTGTAAATAAAAAAAGTGGCGCCACAGGCATCTTACAGTTTATACCTAAAACCGCTAAAGAATATGATATTGATCCTCGTGATCCTCATGCCTCTATTAATGCCGCTGGTAAGAAAATGGCGGGATTGGTTAAATATTATAATGGTGATGTAACAAAAGCTGTTGCTGCTTATAACTATGGGGAAGGAAACCTCAATAAAGCTATACGAAAAGCAGGGGACAATTGGATGTCTGCTATACCTGAAGAGACTCAAGGTTACCTATCTAATATATTAGGAGGACGTCCCCAACAAGCGCAAACACAAACTCCTCAAGAAGATACATATGATATTCCTTTATTAAGTGGAGGCGTTTTAAAAGTTCCTTCTAGTATATCCAGAGAAGACGCCCTTGCGGAAGCTAGGTCAAATGGAATAGATGCTGTAGGTCTAAGAGATTTACTACTAGCCAGTGGTTCTAAACTACGTGTCCCTGATAATATAACAGATGAAGACGCCCTTGCAGAAGCTAAAGAGTTACACCCGGACTTAGACTTTACAACTAAAGCTGAAGCAGAACATTATGAAAAAATGGGTTTTATACCTAGTGCTAAAAGTGCCGCTTTAATTGGGGGTAGTACCTTTCTTAGAGGTGGTGCTGAAATGCTTCAGGGTGCTGGGCAGTCTATGGGCTTTCCTTCATTGGAACAAATTGGTACTTCCGGTATAGAAAAAAGTAAAGAGTGGGAGAAAAAAGCAGGTGAGATGTCTGAAGCTCCTACAGAAACAGACCCTTTGTATAGACAGATTCCTCATTATGCTGGAGAGGTAGTTGGTGGGATTGGTCCTTATGCCACTGGTCTTGCTCTTGCACCCGAAGTGGTTGCTCCGTCTTTACTAGCTGGAACTATGGGCTCTCAAGCACTAGGTAGTATGGCTCAAAGAACCGATGAGCAAGGTAAAGACTTTGAAGTAATGCCTCATCTACCTGCAGCAGCAGCAGAAACAGCTGTTAATTATGTAACCCTAGGGGTCTTAGGTCCTCTTAAAGGTAAGATACAAAGCCGATTCATGGAAGAACTGCTAACGCCTAATGTTCAAAAGTATATTGCTGATGTTGTAGAGACTAAAGGTGTAGAAGCAGGTAAAGCTGCGGTTGGATCTAAAGTTGCTGACATTGCAAAAGAATTTGGATTGAACACTACTGGTATGGTATTTGGTGATGTGGGTTCTGCTGTTATTGAACGTGCCGCTACTGGACAGGATGTGTCTTCCCCTGAAGCTATGGATGAGTATTGGGAGAACCTTAAAACGGATCTTGTTGGCGGTGGTTTATTAGCGGGGCCTATGGGCTTATCTCGTCATGCAGGTAAACAAGGCGCTTTAGAACAGGCTCAAGCAGAAGCAGAAGCCCCACCTCCGGTTGCACCAGAAGTTAGTCAACCAGAAGTTAATGAACAAGGCTATACACCAGAACAACAAGCGGCTATAGAAGTTATTGCTCCTGTATCGGAACCCCCAGCGCCAGAACAACCTACGACAGAACAAGCCCTACCAACAGGAGAAGCCGTTACTCCTATACCTGAACAACCCACGACAGAACAAGTATCTGTTGCGCCAACTCCGCCTATTGTGGAAGAGCAAAATGTAACTCAAACGGATACAGGCGAAATAGAAGAACCGACTATAAGACAACCTGAACAACCTAAAGCGCCTGAACAACCTGAAGCGCCTGAACAACCTGAAGCGCCTCATTGGGCGGATACTCTTGGAATAGCTCCATCTAGTGCTAAGTATAAACAACTTAAGCAATTAGATATAAATGATACAGATCAACATCCAGCTATAAAACGCATATTAGACTCGGTTGCTAGTACAAATATGAAAAAGGACTCTGCGGCTATAGAGGATCTTTATAAACAGTTAGATGTTGTATCTCCAGAAGAGACTAGTAAAAAGAAATTAGATTTTGGTGAAGCCCTAGGGTACGGCTGGAAACCCCAAGTAGATAGAGAAGGACGTATAACTGCTAAATTAAAAGAAACAGAAAACGAGGAGCTACGTAAAGCTGTACATAGTAGTGACATAAACTCCACTATAAGCGTTCTTAGCGAAAGTAAAAATCCTATTATTAGACACTTAGCAGAAACTACAAAAAACCTTACTGATCTTAATATTAAAGTTGGTGGTATATTAGGTAAAGCAAAAAGAGGGGCTACACGGGCGGGAGAATATTCTCCATCTGCTCACACTATACGTTTGAATCCAAAATATGCAGGTAACGAAACTACAGTAGGGCATGAATTGCTTCATGCTAACGTATACCATGCTATAGAAAATCCTACACAGAAACAAAAACCTTCTGTTGAAGGACTCAAAAAATTACATGAAACAGTTAAAACTCACCCTACTTTACATAAAGAATATGGGGTTACAAATGTCCATGAGTTTGTATCTGAAGGCTTAACTAACCCGGAGTTTCAATATAAGCTTAAAAAGATCAAATACGAAAACACTACTATGTGGGGCAAGTTCACACAATCTATAGCTAATATGCTTGGGCTTAAACGTGATAATGCCTTTGTAGAATTGCTTACTCATACAGAAAACCTATTGCCTAGCGAACCAGTACGTAGGGGGAAAGATACAAAAGGGGGCAAACCTTTATACAACGAACAGGAGCGAACAGATGCCGACAAAATCTCTAAAGCAACAACACCTAATGTTAGCCGCAGCACACAACCCGAAATTCGCCAAGAAGGTAAAGGTGCCCCAATCAGTAGCAAAGGAGTTCGTGAAGGCAGACCAGAAACTAAAGAAGAAAAAGTAACCCACGGGATAAATATTAACGACAAGGAACAAGCATTTACCGATCAAATATTAGCTGGGGAAAAAACAATTGAGACTAGGGACTCAAACTCATTAAAACCCTATATTGGTAAGAGAATGGGGCTTATTAAAACAGGTAAAGGTAAGGCGATGCATGTGGGTTATGCCACAATAGGGGAGCCAAAAGTCTATGATTCAGAAGCAAAATTTAGAGCTGACGAAGATAAACACCTAGTTAGTAAAGGCACCTTCCATGATATAAGTGATAAGAAATACGGACGCCCTTTAAAATACGGATATCCTCTAACAGACATTGAGTCAATTACCCCTGTTCCAGTTACATCTGAGGGTCACGTTGCAAGAGTATTACCAGAAGCTAAAGAAGAAAAAGTAAATCCTGTAGTTTCTCCAAAGGTTGTTACTACCGATATAGAAAACCCAAGTGACTTTAAAAAAGAACACTACGAGCGAGCACTAGCTGAGGGTAATTATACAGAGCATAAAACAAAAAAAGGAGATATAATAAAACTTGTTAATTTACAAGATAAGTATAACCAATCAGGTGTTATTAAAGCCTTTGATGAAAATAACAACCCTATAGGCTTTTTAGATTACGCTAATATAAAACAAGAAGGTAGTACTCCAGGGGTGTATGACGTAATTCCAAACCCCGATGTTGAAGTAGACTGGGACTGGCATAGACAAGGCATAGCCACAGCTATGTACGATTTAGCTGAAGAAACAGGAGGGCTTATCCCTTCTTATGAAACTTCCGCTTTACGTACTGAATTGGGTGGGGCCTTTAGGAAAAGTAGAGAGCTAGCTAAGCTTGGAAAACCTAGGACATCTATTGAGGCAGATAGAGACGCACTTAAAGATAGAATAACTCATCTAGAAAAGTCATTGGATTATGAGAAAGACATGCCTGACTATCTTAGATGGTCAGAAAGTAGATTAGCTTTAGTGAATAAAGAAATAGAAGCCCTGAAAAAAGCTGCTTCATTACCAACTCCCCCAAGCCTTACTAAATTTGTAGAATCTTTTCAGGAACAAAACCAAGAAAAAGTAGGTCCTCTTTACTCAGAAGTGCCTTCTGATGAGCCTGAGTTAGATAGATTGCGTTCGGCTGACATTTTGGTGGACCGTAGTCCTAAAGTAGAAGAATTAAAAAAACAACGTGATAAAGATATAGAAAAAGCTCAAATGGCCGCTAGTAACCAAAGTGTTATTGGTCGCACGTTAAATAAAATACGTCAAAAATATATAGCCCACGATAGTATGTTGGATTACTTAACTCGTGAAGACAAAACTGTTATGCCTAACGGAGAGTTTCACGAACGTATACTGCGAAATCAAGCTAAAGAACGTAGAAACTTTATAAGTAGTGCTATAGAACATGGGTTTGTTACTCGCTCTAGTACTGGACTATTAACTATAAATAGATCAGATAAACTTAATTTAGTTAAAATCTTAGAGCGTTCTCATGACCTTCCTAAAGGATATAAAGCAGAAGACGTTGAGCGTATTCTTACAGTGCTTGCTAATGAAGGGCACCAATTAAGATATCAAGATATAGAACGCCGAGCAGTACAACGCAGAGCCGATGCAGCTAAACTAATGGCCTTTGCAAAAACATTTCCTAAGAAGTCAGAGCCGAGAATATCTGCTATGACCGCAGCAAAAGAAATACGCAAATTGGCTGAAAGCGATCAACGTAGAGTAGATAAGATAAAAGCCGAAGGCGGTATAGGTGCACATATTACGCCTGATATGATATCTGACGCGCATAAAGTTATGTCTACTGTACCTGAAATTAAATCTATTGTGGATGATGTGCATAAAGTCATGCGGTCTTTGGTAGATTTGTTAGAAAGCACTGGTAATATAGATGCAACCGTAGCTCGTGAATGGCGTAATCCTAAGTATCAGTACGCTCCGCTCTATATGTCTACTGACGAACTAGAATCTATGGGGGAGTCTAATATAAGTGTTTCTTCTGCAGTAAAAGGTATCGGTAAAGTTAAAGCTAAAGGAGTTAGTGAACATAAAATAAACATGTTTGAAAACTTACAAAAACATTATGCTTTTGCTGTTGATGCTGCAATGGAAAACAATTATAAAACTGCATCATTAAACTGGTTGGCTAGACATGGCTCTGCCAGGGAGTTAGCTTTTAATAATGGTAGTAAGTTCATGCAGGTGGTTAGTGTTTTACGTAAAGGTAAATCTGTTATGTATGCCATTGACGATCCAGTATTATTCGATGCTTTTAAAGATGTTGCTAGGTTAGAATTACCATCCTTTATTACTGCTCCATCTATGGTTATTCGTAAAGGCGCTTTGACAAACCCTATGTTTTGGTATCGCCAATTAATACGTGACCCATTCATGGCTAATTTCACTGCTCAAACAGGGTTAGTTACGCCTATAGGTGCTGCAAGATCTTTCTTAAAAATTATTACTAACAGTAGTGAAGAGTATAAAGAGTTAGTTAATAAAGGTATATTACAGTCGCAAAGCAACTTAGCAGATCAAAAGATAGATTTCATTAAAGGAAGAAAACAACGAGGTGCTGTAGAAAAAGGGTGGTCTTGGATACAACACATACATGAAGCAGCCGATGCGGCTACTAGAGTGGAAGTTTATAAAGCAGCTCTTAAAGAAGCTAAGTCAGTAAAAGGTTTAACCGAAGAAGGCAAAAAAGACTTTGCTACATCTAGAGCTAGAGACTTTATGAGTTTTGCTAACCAAGGTAATGACGCTACTATACGCATGGTAAATCAATCGGTGCCTTTCTTTAACTCGTTTTTAAATGGTATGGATGTGCTTTTACGTAATGCTTCTGGAATGAATATGTCCAAAGCTGATGCAGCTAGAGCACGTAAAATGTTTAGAACTAGGGCTATGTATATGACTCTAGCCTCTATGGCCTACTCTTACACCTTAGCTAATAGCTCTCAAGATTATAGAGAAGCCAAAGCTGATGATTGGATGAATAACTGGTTGATACCAACTCCATGGAATAACCGTATGGGCAAAGCAGCATCTCCATTTGAAGTAGGTACTGCATTTAAACTAATACCAGAAGCTATGGTACGACAAATGATGGGTTTAGATACAGGCACTCGTAGTAAAGAGTTATTATATAATTCTGTTATTAATGGGCTAACCCCACCTTTACCTATCCCTGCATTTATTAAACCTATATTAGAAGCTGTTACTGGTAAATCTATGATCAGTAAAAATCCAGCAGAGTGGTTTGACATTGAAAACCAAGGGGATAAAAACTTAGTCCGTGCAGAACGTGGTAGAGGTAAATCTTATCTTGCTGATGCCTTTAGTGATGTTACTGGAACATCTCCGGCTATTGGTGCTCAACTTTTAAGAGGGTATTTTACCGAGGTTTATAACGTAGCTGATATGTTTGCAAAAGGAATATCTACTGGTTTTGGAGAACAGGTAGGTAAAGATTGGACCGAAACTACACCTTTTGTTAAAGCCTTTGTTACTAATCCTAATGCTTTGGCAGATCAAAATGAAGTATATTCCCAAGCAGAAAAATATAATCAGATATCCAATACTCTTAAACATTTACTTAGAGTAGGAGACCCAAGAGCGGCATTGTATGCTACATCGGAAAACATCCCCGCCTTATACGGTAGTAAAGCAGAAGCTAAAGTCCTGTCAATGATGGCTAAGTTAAATCAAGCTATGGTATTTACTCAAAACGATGCGTCTATGCCTATAGAAAAAAAGCGTAAACAAATGGATGAACTGCTTACTATGAAGCGTAATATACTTAAGATGGGTACAGGAATAATAAAGGATGTTGAAGAGGATTAATAAAAAAGCCCCGTAGTAACGGGGCAAGGATATAACTAACACATAAACGACATCACAGAGAAATTTAATGAACGCACTACATATTAGCATGTAGTGCAGATCTGTCAAACATTTAATTCGGGCAAGCTTAATTTTGTAGTATCCAACCACAATACAGGAACGGGTACCCCAGCTGCAGCGGTATTCTCTGCTAATCGTTTTCTAGTCTTAGTGCTTAATACAATACCCTTTCTTTCTATCTCATTATAAAAGCTTTTTACAGGCACTCTTCGCTCTGCACACCATCGCTCTAGGGCGCTCTTCGCTATATACATATGGTTAGTGTCAGGCTCTATACGTACCACTAGCTCTCCCATTGCCTCTCTGACAGGGCGCTCATTTAATAACACGCTACCCACCTCTATAGAGGTGCTATTAACCACAAGAACATTTCTATTATGCTCGTTTAAAAACCTACCCAGTATCGATACCGAGTCCTCAGAGCTACACTCTTTTACTGTAGCTTGTACAGAACCTAACGTAGTAACAGCCCATTGTTTAATGCTGTCTACATCTATGTCGTGCAAACCTAATCTTTTAGCAATAATAGCACCTGTGAAAGCCGCCGCACAACATGCAGAATAGAATCTTTGTTTACCAGTAAATCCAGCGCACTTATCAAATTCTTTTTGGGTCTCTTTTAACAACTCTAAAACTTCAGGTAGGTTATCTACAACATAAGTCATAAAAACTTCTCCAGCCATACCATAGTTTTCAGGCAGTAATTGGTCATACCAATAGTCAGATTCTTCCTTTGCTAAAGAGTCGTCACTTTCAATTTCGAGCTCTATGATCCGATACAGCTCGCCTTCTACTGATGCTCTATGTTGTTTTAAAGTGTCGTATAAACTGTTATTGCCTGATGTTACGGCTATGGTATTCCACTGAGTTACGTTTTTACGCAGTGTATTTGTATGTGAGGACATACGGTTCTTGCCTGAGTTTTGAGATATAGAGAAGACAAAATCACTCAATGCCTCACCATCCATATTAGTGATCTCATCTATTAACAAAGGCAAATGACGTAGCACCCCAAATCTATGGTACTTGGCGTTCATGGTATCTTTGTTATTCATCATAGTCTTAACGGGGTCCCCCCATATACTACCTGCCATTTTCTGAGCAGTAGTTTTACCCACACCTGATGCCGCATTGGTGAGATGCACCGTTACGCTACCTAGATTTAAGAAGTTATATAAAGGAGCACCAAACCCTACAAACAATACAAAAGCTCGTGCTTCATTGCCCTTCTTAGCGTATAAATTAGCGATAGTTCTCCATGTATCTAAAGACCCCTCACGTTGATATAAAGGAGTTACTTCGTCAGTTGATGCTGATGTAGGACTAAATAAAATACCCTTATCTAGCGCCACTTCACGGCTACCCATAACGAAACTTGTATTATTATCGTGCCAACCAAAGCTGGCTCTTGCTTGTTCTGGTTTGGCTTTCAATTCTGCCACCCAATCTTCAAAATACTTTTGTAATAACCCTAATGTTCTGGGGGTAATAGCCTTATACACTCCATGGAATGTGAGCAGTTCCTGGCACTTATCTCTCTTACCTATAGCCGTCAGGGGGGCTATAAACTCCGTAACCTTTTTAGGTTCATTAGGACCCTGCGGCTCTATATGTACTATCTGTATGGAGGAACCTCCATGATGTGGGTCGTCTAAACGCTTCTTAACCCATAGGTCATTTTCATAAATAACATCTTCTATTTGCTCCGGTGTTTCATCACCGTCCTGCACTTCCATACTAAGCCTAACAATGCCTCCAGAAGCTCGTCTAGCCCACCCAAAAGGATATTTATGTGGCGCTTCCATGGTTACATTTTGTTGTAGACTCTCATGTGCTAAGTCTTCAATGCTGTTGTCAGTAGGCGATGCTAATTCTACGTATTTGCCTAGTTGTATAGGACTAGTTATCTTTCCTTTGTGTATGCACCCCCTACATATATCAGGGTTGTCCTTTTGAAACTCAAGGCAGGTACGAGGACCTTTAAATCGTGAAGACTTTTCTTCTGTCTCACTAACAGTGTAATTTGGGTGTCCTTCCGATATAGTATGGATGGCTTCCGCTCCATCTGTACATGCTTTAGCTATAGATAATATAGCCCACCAAAGTGGTTCTTCTAATGTATTGCGATGCTCATCCGCATACAAAACTTGTGCGCACCCTGCACAACGCTCAAATATTTTATTCTTAAAAACAATAGACTCATTACCTTCGCCATCCGTAGAAACTACCTTTACTTTTTCTTGATTGGAAATAAACTTACGGCTCTTACGAAGAATGATTTCAAACTTACTAGGTGAATGCTCCCCACCCATAAGGCTCTTTGTTAAATCATCTGTCTGACCTAAGTTTAGAGTGTTATGTGTAATAGCTGGAGGTACAATCTGTGAAAACTCAGCAAAGGATATAGGCTCTGCTGCTATTTTTATATATACTCTTTTGCTCTTACTAGGGTCTTTTGTATTAACGGTATCAGGCACTCGTAAAATACGTGCTCCGTCCCCTGTCACACTACTATCAACTTGAAACCCAAACTCATGGGTCAGTTCTTTTAATCTAATACCTACAGGCTTCCATAGGTTATAAGGTACATCTTCCCCCAGCATCCAATACGCATGAATGCCATTACCTGAATCTACTAGCATCGGTACAGGTAACCCAGTGTGCTCACAAAACGCATACAGGGCAGTTACACCTTCTTGTTTACTTTTGTAGAACTTAGTTGGTCCGCAATCAATATCCACAAAATATGAACGATGATATGCGATATTAGATACTGTGGCTTGCTTGGTGTTATCTACAAATGTAGGCGTAGCAAAATAGGCTTCTCTACCATCTGCTACTAGTTGTTCTATATATTCGTCTGCCTCATCAAAATCGATGAAAAATTTAGAGACAGGTTTACCGCGGGTCTGGTCGTAATACAGACCTCTTATATTAATGTAGCCCGATGGGCTAAACATCATGTCAAAAAATTCTCTCCGTGTCATAGCTCTATGCCCGTATAAATTAGTGCTAAAAAAGGGGGTTTTAACACCCCCTATCTGGGATAAAACTTAGTCCTCGTCATCTCCCCATTGACTTAGAACATCGGCAAGATCTTTAGCAGGAGCGGGCGTTGCCTTTCTTTCTCTGACAACAGGTGCTACTTCTGGAACAGCTTCTACTTTAGTTTCACGGAACACAGGCGCCGCAGGTGCAGGGATATAGCCAGCAGTTGGAGCTTTATTGCTGTCTGCTAATACTGGGTTGTAAGCGATTGCATCTAAAGATTGTTGATCTCTACCTAAAATACCTGCGGCTTCAATCTCTTCCACAGTTAGTGCTCTAGCCGCTCTAAATGTTAACTTAGGTGCAGTAGAACTAGCATCAAAACGAATCTCTGTAAGTACACTTGAGATAGTCAATCCATGACCACCGATAAACTTAGCATAAGCGCCTAATGGCATTTTACCGTTTTCCGCTTTACCAAAGATAGATTGCGCAGGAATAACCATACGGTATATATCACTATTCTCATGAGGTGATCCAACAACAACAGCCAATCTACGATTGAATCTACAAGCTCTTGACGTACCTTGACCAGAACCATTGATATTCATTGGGCATACTGCACACGCACTAGCCTGTGGCTTTTCAGAAGAAGCATCAGGTTTAGTACCATCATTAGACCAGCATATAGGCGCTGACTTTTCTCCTTCTTTATAAGTTCCTTCATAATAAGTACGGCTAATATGGGGTGCCGCATTAACAATAACAACGTCAAGCGCACGGTCGTCACTAACCATAACTTCTTGACCATCTACAACCATACGGAAACTACCACCTCTAATAGAGATAGTCTTATTGCTACCGCTACTGCCCATAAGGCTCTTAGTTAAACTGTCCAAAGCACCAGTACGTAAGTGTGCTGGGATTGTTGCTCCTGCTTCTCTAAATAATGCTACGTCATTTGCCATGTTATATACTCCTAATAGTATTTGATTTTACGATCAAGTCAGTAAGTTCTGCCTTGTTATATATGTTTGTGCCCGATAGACCTTTACGATAAGCTGTTATTAAACCTTTATTTCTAAAGGACGCCAGAGTCTGGCGACTTATTTTAAGTAAGGCCAATACTTCCGCAGTGGACAACCACTGGTCATCTGTGAGCTGGTCATCATAGCCCTCATCTAAATTCTCGTCAAATTTCATTTCGATTACTCCTTATTTTGCTTTGCGAACAGACACCGTATATGTGCTGCTACTGTTAAGCCCAATGGGCAGTTGGTCTGGATTTTCTTCCAGGAATCTTTTCATATTACCTTGACTGATACGTTGCTCCATAAGATGCATGGCGTCATGCTCTTTTATAAAGTCATACATACTATTCCAATCATTAGTAGAAAACCTTGTAGAAACACTACGTGATACCGTGCCGTAAATAGTTTTAATATTAGTAGCACCTACTTCTTTCATCATTTCTAGCATTTGGTTAGAAACCATTGCTTGCTGCTCTTTTAAAACATTATCTTGCTCTTCATAAGCACGTAAAATAGCACTGCGCTTATCTCTAATTTTTATGTAGACTGATACTAATTTATCAGCAGATACTTGTGTTTCCATTTTTGTCTCCTTTGGTTCTCTTACGAAATTCGTAAGGCTGTGTGTAAGATAGCATACTTTGTTATATAAGTCCAAATATATTTTTATACATATTTAGTAAAGTGTTTTGAGCTTCTGTTTTACTTGTCAAGCTTGCATATAAAGACCGTTCTACAGAACTACCTACTAAGTGTACAACTGTACATGGATTCTTTTGCCCCTGCCTATGTACTCTGGCATTAGCTTGAAGGTAAGTCTCTGTACTAGTTATCGGACCCCACCATATAATAGTGTTAGCCGCATGTAGTGTTACCCCATGAGCTGCAGCTTTCGGCTGGATAATAAGCACTTGTGGATCTTTCTCCATTTGAAACTGGTTAAATATTTTTGTACGGTTAGTAGCCGTAACACCGCCGTGAATAACATCGGACGTTATACCTAGTGAATCTAAGTGCCGTTTGATGGTGACTATGCCATGTTTAAAATTAGCGAATATAAGAACCTTATGACTGCTTTGCTCAATTATCTCTGTCATTTCTTTTAACCGCACCGAACAATCAAACTCTACCACTTCTCCTGTATCGGAGTAGGCTGCACCAGATGATATCTGAAGGAGCTTATTCATTTTAACTGCGGCGTTAACCGCACTGACTTCTTCTCCTGCCGCCTCAAACAACATTTCTTTTTTAAGTAGATCGTAATACTTCCTTTGTTGCGGCGTTATTGGAGTATCTCTTTCTGTATAAGTCAGCTCCGGTAAGTCTAAACATTCCTCTTTGGTATAACGGATTGCTGGTTGGAGTACCTTGTACACTATACTTTGTGCTTCAGGACGGGGGACATATTTAAACTGTGATATCTTTAACATGACTTGATCTTTAAACGCACCGATATATCTAGGCACAGAATCAGGTCTTAACATTTTAGCTAACCCATAGGCGTCCATAGGCGACTGCGCTGCTGGTGTTCCTGTTAATAACCACAACCAAGTGTGCTGGGTAATCAAACTATTTAAAGTCTTCCATCTTTTAGTAGTTGGTGTCTTTAGCGCCGATGCTTCGTCACATACAATCAGGTCAAACCCCCCTTTAGCTATTTCATTAGCTACTATCTCTATCCCATCATAATTAATAATTACAAACTCAGCATCGGAATTAATAACTTTAATGCGTTTATCTCTGGAGCCATGGGCAATATCTACCATACGGTGCATTGCCGTTTTAAATAAGTCTGCTCTCCATGCTGGGTCCATAATAGATAGAGGGCATATAACTAATACTCGTTTAATAATTTTCTTAGTCATTAGATAGTCAGCTGCCCATATAACACTCATGGTTTTGCCTGTATTACCTGATGCAAATACACACCCGTTCCTACGAAATAGCAAGAACGTAGAAGGCACCGTAAAACAATATTTAAACCCGTCTGTAGATTTACAGTCGAACACTGTCTTAGTCGTTGTAGAGTAGTATCCTAAGTGCTGTTTACCTAGCTCTCTAATAGTTACGTTATAGCATGTGTTTCTATTCTCTCTTTTATCTTCAGTAATTCTAGCTATATGTCCTTTACTATTAAATACCATCTGTACAAAGTCAGCCGATACCCTTGATGTAGAACTAAACTCATTAGCTTTAATACCTTTTCTTATACACCCGTCCCAATGAAGCACCTCGTTATAAATAATATCTATTTGTTCGGCACTACATTTATAAAATCTTTCATCAAATTCCTTTAGCTTAATAGGGGAATCAAATTTAAATATATGAAACCCCTCTGCTGATTCATACTCTGGGGTTGTTTCTACATAAGTGATACCTGTCTCCTTTAGTATCTCCCTTAATCTTTCTACTTTCCTTTCTTTCTTTAAGCGCATAACGCATCTAGTGGTGTTTCCTGAAAAGTGCCCATCCGCTATTACTGCTACTTGCAATCTTAGTTCCGCATCGGTTATTGCCAGCCCTTGTCCCCACGGTCTTATGTAGGTAGCAGGGGTAGTCGCATGAGCGAAACTTACAGTATCTCTTCCATGGATAATTTTTTCTTTTCTATGTTTAGCATCATGTCTATACTGCATATACGCAGCTGACATAACCGCAGTCTTATTCGTTTTAGACGCATTATCAGATACAAGCATACGATGTTCAGGACTAAGCATTTGATCTACGCCATACTTAGTTTTAAAGTGAATCATATCTGTGCAAGGTTTTTTAACATACGCCTCAGGGGGCACAAACTCTATCGCTCCTGTATCCGGTATGTATTGCGCTACGTCCCCCTCAAGGTATTCGGATATTTTCTTCCAACCTGTCGGTGATAGATATTCTGTTTCTGAGTCTACACACCCCATATCGTTTAAACAAAAGGCGCGTTGATTAAGAGTTAAGAAAGACGCTGTGTCCTTTTGATGTTCAAAAGGTTTATACATTCCAGGCCAGTTGTACTGCCCCACTATAGGGGACGGCACATTCTTAAACCCTAGATTCTGTAGTATTTTAGCGTTAGCCAATGTCCATTTAACCGCCACTTCATAGCCTATACCAGACGGGGTTTGTGTTTGACTTACTATATGAGACTGAGGGATAACCTGAGTCACCTTGTCAGGGTTTCGTGTTTTTAGCACGAGTGCTTTATTATCTATAATTTCCATTATTTTCCTTTTTATTAACAATCCCTTACGGGGATGACGCGCTTTAAATATCTTTAAATGAAGTCGTACTCTTCTTCATCCTCGTCTTTCAATAACTCTACTAAAGGTGGTTTAACTAGCTCATTGCTTAGCAACCACTTACGCACTCTACTGTTACATTGTTTTCTTTCTTTCTTTGCCACACGCCATGTAAAATCACACAAGGCTTCCATATTGCGTTCAATAAGCTCTTCGTTGAGACCTGCGTCTCTGGCTAGTTGCCTAACTGATCTCGTTTTAATAATCATTTCTTTTTATTTTTTCCGTACATTTCTGGATACGTCTTACGCCATCCTTCATTTTTTGCTGTACTCACCACACGAGTGTTACTATCTTTAGCACTGCCGCCTTTATTTAAAGGTCTTATATGATCAACTTGGGTTCCATCACCCACCTTAGCTTTACCTGCGGCGATCGCATGACGTCTAGCTTTATTACGTGCCACTCTAGCGGCTACTTCCGCAGGGGCTTTTTGACGTTCAGCTTGATAAGCTAGTTTTACTTTACTTGTTTTAGGCATTATTTATTCTTCCCATTATGAGGACAACTTAACGTACCACACCATTGGCGACATAGCCCATTAGGTTTAGCATTAAAGACGCCTGAATTATACGCCATTTCTCGTTGGGTCAACAACTCATCATATTTGCTAAAGATCTCAAGCCCCCATTCTTTGACAAAATCTTCTTTAATGAACTCTCTAGATACTACAAACAGCAAGGACGTTTTAATCTTTTTAATTTCTGGATGTTTAAGAAACATTGCAGCTGCCATTAAAGCTAACTGTTTTATATCCGCATACTTAGCACTTTTACCAGATTTATAGTCTACAATCCAAGCTTTATCCCCATCGAGTATGACCAAATCAGCCACACCGCGGAACCAAACGTCATCATCGAAAAAATCACAAGCAACCAATCTTCCCTCATGTTTCTTTACCCCCAACTTTATTTCACATAACTTTTCCCCCGGTATGGCATTGAGTTTGTCTAGGTAGGGCTTTATAAACTTAAACCTTGGATCGATCTCTTTACCATCTCGGATGTATTCTTCAGCAGCAAGGTGCAGCTCTGTCCCATACAGGGTAGCTTCAGTCTCTTGATAACCCACTTCTTTAGTTACTCTTTCTGACTCATACTTTTTAGGGCAAGTATCAAAGAGTTTAATTGAACTAAAACTCCATGCGGGTATTTTCATTTATTATCCTGCTTCTTTAAGGGTTACCCCAAATGCCCCCTCTGCGCCTAACGGTATTCCTGGCATCCATGTAGGTTCCTTGCATAATTCCCCTATGATAAAATCAAAAGCCTCTTGAGCTTCCTCTTTAGGAACTACACAATAACAACTATCATGGATAGTGAGGGCGATCTTATAGCGCTTGGTGATTCTCACCATTGCTTCACCCATTATACACCTAGCTAGACTTTGTATGCAATTTTGGTGCAACTTTGAAGAATATATCTTACGTCTCGACCCCCTATGACTAGAATAACTCCATTCAGTACCTTTGTCGGTATCAAACTCTTTTAAATCAGGGTATTTTAAATACAAACCAGACGGCATTAACACCCCCTTTCGCCCGTGCACAGGCAAGTTAATAGATCCAAACTTAGAAGCAATGTTATCCCGTATGTCTTTTAAAACTTTTCCCCCATTCTTCCATGATTGTACAACACCTGAGTGCTCTTCCCTGTATAAATCTACTATTCTTTTAGCTTCTGCTTCTCCTATGTCCACACCAGATCCATTTTGTATAGACTTTCTTAGCACTGGGGCGGAAGACCCAAATCCCAACCCAAGTATAGCTGTCTTTGAAATATATCTTTGCTCTTTAGTAACGTCTTCATAGGCAACTCCGAAAGCTACAGTAGCAAATTCCTTGTATAGGTCTAGTCCGCTCCTTATGACATCAAGCTTGTCCAACTGCCCAGAGAAATGCATGTTAACCCTTAGTTCAATGTTACTAAGGTCCGCCCCTACTATTACGTAACCTTCTGGGGCGCGTATAGCGTGTTTAATAGGTGATGCCCTTGGGAGGTTCTGCATGTTACAAAAATCCGTCCCGGCCCAGCGCCCAGAGACTTCAGCACCATAATACTTTAATGGTATGGGCATAGCCCCACCTGCATTGGCTATCTCTATAAAGCGTTCTGTTCTACTCTCTTCCAATGTAGACTTAGTACCTAACCTAGCAGCAACAATAGCCTGAACATCAAAGTCTGGAAAGTCTAACAGCTCTTTCATCTCTTCATCTGTCTTAGCGAAAGCGTAAGTTTCCTTACCAGTAGCAGGGCTTATCTTTAGTGGAGGGGTAACACCATAGGATCTTAATATATCTGCAAACTTATTGTTGCTCATAAGGTCTTCTTTAGCTATACCGCTTGCACTTAACAGCTCTTCCTTACGTTTCTTAGTATGGTATAAATGGTCTTCAAGTGTGGGTATGTCTAAGATAAACTGGGGTTCACTATGCATACGTATGGTCATATCAATAAGCTTCATCTCGGTCTTACTAAAATGCGGTGCTAAGTTTAGGAATAGCCCATAAGTAAGATCAACATCATTAATACAATACTCTCCGTACTTATCTAAATCTTCCTCAGTAAAGTCTACTCTACGTTTACCTAGCGCACTGACAACCTCTGTGCCTTTCTCACCTAGCCCATAATGAATAGCAAGTTTAGCTAGTGATCCACCTACTTCTGTACCATGTACAGCACGTGCCATAGACAGTGTATCTATCCACAACTTAGGCTTTATACCGAACCTCCATGTCAATATAGTCGCATCGAACATGGCATTATGTGCGTAGACCCAAGCATTTGCCCAGTCAAACTTATCTAACCAGACCTTTGTCTCTTCCATCGTGCCACTAAACCATTCAGTTGGTTCGTCATTAACTCTTACTGCAACTCCGATAACCTCGAAGTGAGGGTGATCTACATATGCTTGTGTACTTATTTTTGAAAGGGAGTAATCCTTGGCGTAGTAGGTTTCAAAGTCAATTCCAATAATAACCATTCTTTTAAGTGTCCTATGTTAGTTTCATTTATCACAAAGGCAAAGCCCTTGGCAGTTTTTATTCTTTCTATTTCTCTAGCCTGTATAGCTGTCGCTTGCTTGTTGCCAGCTTTTGTTTCTATAGCTATTAAACATCCTTGATAACAGATTATAAAATCTGGAATAGCTGACTTACCATAACCAGAGCCTACAGGCATACAATACCATGCTCCTACTTCAGCAAGTATACTTTTTACTTGCTTCTTGATAACTCCTTCTGGGGTCACTACTCTTCTCCGGTCATGTCGATTAGATTGTATGGGGTTGGAACGCCCACTGGCTCTTCATGTATTATGACTGTTGCTGGAGAATCTCCGTGATGAATGATCTCCATATTTCCCACATTTTGTATAAGGGTATTTCCTTTTCCTCCCATGTCCATAATAGTATAGCCCCCTGCTGTTTGTTCTATTGCTTGCATAGGTTGCCCAGGCGTTAAGATAAGTGACGCTGCCATAGATAGTGTTGGCATTAATAACATTAAAAATAATATGGTTTTCATAGTTCTCTCCTAGTGTAATGTTTTAGGGGTTTCCAAAAAGTCACGTATCTCTTTAGCTAATACATTTCTTTCGCTTCGTTTGCAACTTTCAATTAGGTTTTCTATGGTATGTATAGTAGTGTTTTTATATAGAGAGTCGATAACATGTATGAAATAGTCTCTGTTTGGTTCGTCATTTGGTACACTAAGTCCTATACCTAATTCATTCTCTACTATCCTTACTAGTACGTACACCCCTTCTTCATCTTCTTCATCTTCTTCGAGTTCTTCTACCCAGTCTAACTGCTCAGCGTCTACCATTGTAATACTCCTGTTGCGTTTAAAATCCACATTAAATTAGTTATTATTAAACCCATTGTGGCAAACCGTACCGTTCTAACCAATGCGTACATTCTAGCTGCCGCCGCGTCTAACATTATAGGCATACTTTCATTAACCTGCTCATCAAACTTATGGTCTTGATATTGCTCCCAAGATGTTAATAGGTCTATTATTATATCTGCCGTTGGTATGTTTATATTATCTCTTATCGTTTTCATTTTATTATCTCTGATGTTTTATTATGTTTGCTTCCCATAAGGGAGTTTCTTTTTTACACTCATCACATATCTTTAAATTCAATCCATAATACTGCCTGAACTTTGTACACTTATGCGGTGGGCAAAACCAACCTTTAATCTTTTCAATCATCCCTCTGTACCTCAGCTAGTTTAGCTATGTAATGTGCCGCCTTCCCTGCATCTTGAGAGTGATCTTTCTTACCGTCTCTCATTGAATACTTAATTATGTTACCTTTAAGAAAACCTACAAACTCTTCATAAGTTAGTATAGACTCCATTACTGTCCAAGGTTGTATTGCCATATCTTTATAGTGGTTACCGCCAACTTGCATATCGTCTGCATTGCTTTGTTTTGGTTTCCA